AGGAAACGCCCCGACAAAGGTCCCGTCTATTCCGGGACCCCTGTCGGGGCGATCGTAGTTCCGATACCTCGGCTGGTATCGGGTTTAGCCGTAGCAGGTGCGCGGAGGCTCCGGGTAGGGGTTGGCGGCCTGCGTGGCTCCGGACTTCTCGACGAGATCCGCCAGTCTTGCATACGCCTTGCTATGCCTGTCTAGAGCGTCGCGGAGCCGCTGAGCGTCCGCCGGGCCAGCCGACTCGCGGAACAGCGGTGGAACGGCAGCGAACACGGCGGCGGCAGCGGCGTCCATCTGGTCGCGCGCCTCCGTGATCGCCCCCGATCTCGACGTCCGTACGTCGAGTGCAATACCGAACTCGGTCGCCCAGGTAGAGAGGCATTCGAGGGACTCGGCGCGCTCGCGGGTCTGCTCCTCGACCCGCTCGTTGGTGCCGATCGACTGCCACGCGGACCAGAGGACGACCCCGAGCATCAGGACGATGATGAGGTCGCGGACGCGGTCGAGGGCGAGGGCTCCGCGCTCGTCCATCTTGTTGCTGAGGTCGTCCATCTTCGCGTCGATCTCCTTCGTGAGGGCTCGGGTCTGCCAGACGGCTCGGGCGAACCAGCCGACGAGGTTCCCGGCCGTGAACGCGATCGCGGCGACGAGGAGGTCAGAGATCATCGGGATCGTCCTCCTTCCGCCGTCGCGGCTTCTCGTCGGACCGGCCGAGGAAGTTGACGACAGCCCCGACGACGGCCCCGATCGTCGCGATCGTCGTCGGGGAGAGGTCCATCCCGAGTTGCTTCCCCCAGACGAGTCCGGCGACAGCGATCGCCCCGGCGGCGATGACGACCCACTGTGGGATTCGCTTCACCGACCATCTCCTCTACTCGCGAAAGTTTCGGCCGAGACCGATTCGGGACAGCGAGAGCATGTCGGGGGTCGCGGCGCGGCCGGTTCCGCCGACTCGGGTCTCGTGGGTCTTCCAGGCGGCGACGGTCCGCTTGCCGACGTAGCCGTCGACGACGAGCCCGGCGCCGTACTTCTTGTTGAGCGCGATCTGGATGTTGCCGGTCCCGTGGAATCGCTGGATGTCGCCGAGGTCGAGCCCCTGCGCGATCCGGAACTGCGACTGGATGATGCCCAGGTCGGAGACCGCCGAGGGCGACGGCTTCCACGCGGGGACCTGGCCGGGCATCTTCTTGTCGCGGATCTTCTGCGCGATCCCTCGGAGCCGGGTCGAGTTCGTGTGGACACCGAAGTGCATCTCGTCCTTGCGGGCGATCCGGTAGTTGCCGCCCCAGCGGATCGTGCCTTCGAGGTCGGTGAGGATCTTCTGGATCGCGGCCGTCTGCTTCGCCGAGAACGTGCCGGAGGGCCCAAGTGGGTGCTTCGGCGCGTTGAGGTCGATCGCGGTCCCCGACGCGTGGTTGGAGAGTTCGTCGGAGCCCCTGATGTCCCGGTAGGCGTAGCCCCACGACCACGACTTGTTGATCTTCTCGACCTCCGCGTTGAAGCGTTCGCAGAGGTAGTCGAAGACGACGTGGACGTCTCCGGCGGCGACCTTGCCCGTGATCCAGGAGAGGGTCTCTAGGTGCGCCGGGGGCGCCGGCCACCCGTTCTGAGAGACGGCCATCAGTCGTCCTCGTCCTCGGGCTCTAGGTGATCCTCGGGCTCGACGGGCTCGGGGGCGTCGTCGGCGTCGGGGTCGACGAAGAAGGGAGGGTCGCCGGGCTCGGGCTCGGTCGCCTCGGGGTTCATCTCGGTCACGTGTGCTCCTTCGGGCATGACGAAGGGCCCCCGCCGGTCGACGAGGGCCCTTCGAGATCGGGTGGGTCAGGCGGGCGGCTCGACCGGCTTCAGCGCGAGGACGAGCGGCTGGACGGCGGCGAGGATGTCGGCGTCACTGATCACGTCGGTCCGGGCCCCGGTGTCGGGGTTGAAGTCGGGCCGATAGGTGTCCTTCGCGTACTGCCACTTGTCGCCCCAGCCGGAGGTAGCGACGAGGTTCAGCATCTGGTCGGCGACCCACTGAGCGACCGACGACGGGATGTCGACGTCGGCAGAGGCGGCCTCCTGGGCGACGGCGGCCTGGACGCGGCGCGCGAGCGACGACGACTCGGCGGCCTGGATGATCGACATGTACGACATGGGCGGTTCCTTCGTGGGGTTGAGGGGTGGTCAGCCGAGGAGGGGGAGGAGGTAGAACTGCATCCCGTTCGGGGTCCGGGCGGTGCCAGAGTTCTGCCAGATCGACACCTGCATCCGGTCACCGACGGCGATCTCGATCGGGGCGAGGAGGGTCGGGCCGGTCGAGTTCCCGAGGGCCTTGGAGTGGAGGGCGATGTCGTTGATCCCACCCATCTGGGCGTCGTTCTTCCAGACCTGAACTCCGCAGCCCCAGTCGTTGACGGTGTCGGCCGCCCAGGAGGCTTTCGCGAACACGAGGTAGGCCCCGGCGGCTCCGGCCTGACACGTCCAGGTGCCGGTCGACGAGTCGTAGGTGAAGCCTCGAAGAATCGAGTTCGACCAGATCGTCGGGGTCGCCTCCGTGCCGAGACGGACCCCGGGCGCGCCGGAGTTCGCGGTAGCCCGGTAGGTCGAGACACCGGCCTGCACGCGGCCTTGGCCGGACACGACTCCGGCGGCGCTTCCGGACAGCCCGGCGAGCCGCCAGACTCCGTCGCCGTTGAGGTCGATCAGCGGGCCCTTGCTGTCGGCCGCCTGCGACTTGATCGAGGCCGGGTCGGCGTTGAGCGCGGCGAACCCGTTGGTGGCTGGCGGCGGGTTCCCGGCGGTCGGCGGGGTGATCGGCGTGACGGTGCCGAGGTCGGTGCCCCGGATGCCCTTGGCGAGGTAGTCGACCCACGTGAGGGCGGCGGCGCCGAACGCGGCGTAGATCCCGATCCGGTCGGCGAGGTCGACCCGGGTCGGGTCGGTGATCTCGGCTTCGGGGGCGGCTCCGCCGACGATCGCGGGGAACATGCCCTGCCCGAGGGTGACGGTCGTCGTCGGCGACGCGGCGGTTTCGTGGGTGCCGTTGGTCGCGTTCCGGTCGGCCCACGTGTAGGCGGTCTTCAAGACGTCGCCTGCAAGGTTCGGGCGGGCGTGCCGGTAGACCCGCGTGTCGCCGCCGTTATGGTCGACTTCGAGGAGTTCCTGATCGTGGTTGTCGCCGTTTCGGTTCACGGCGAGGAGTTGCTTGGGCCCGACGCTGTCGCTACCGGCCCGCGTCATGTCGGCGGTAGCCCGACGGACCCAGGTCGAGGAGCCGGGGTCGGCCTCGAAAGCCCAGAACTTCGTCGGGGCGCCGACAGGGTTCAGGTAGAGGTACTGCTTCGCGGATCCGGCGCCGAGCATGAACCCGATGGCGTCGCTCGCGTATCCGCCGGTCGGGGCTCCCGGTAGGAGCGCGGACGCGGGGCCCGGGGTGACCGTCCCGTTGAGGGTGTAGGTGCGGGTCCTGACTCCCGTGTCGCTGGTGAAGACGAGGACGACGTTGTTTGTTCGGTCGGGGTTGACTCCGACGCCCATGTAGGAGAGGTCGGACATGGTCCCGATGACGTACGTCTCGACGACGGTCTCCCAGGTGGGGTCAAGCAGCAGGAAGACGTAGTCCTGGGGGCTGTGGTTGATTCGGTAGCCGAAGACCCACACACCGCCGGTCGCGTCGTCGCGCCAGACCTGCTCGATTGAGACCCGGTTCGGGTCGCCGCTGGTGCGGGGGACCCCGTTCAGTCTGCGCTCTGGGCCGACGAATTGCTGGGTGGCGACATCGAACTCCTGCCATTCGACGAGGCTCGACCCGCCGGGCAGCCACGGGTTCCCCTCCTGTTCGAGGTAGAGGATCGACCAGGAGTAGTCGGGGACCTCGATCGTGGGCCAGCCCTGGGTGACGACCGGGGCGACGGCCGGGTTAGGGATCCCGGCGCGCATCACGAGGTCTCCGCCGAGTTCGCCGTAGCCGTTGATCGACCAGTCCTGCTCGACGTTGAGGGAGCGGGCGTTGATGTGGGCGTCGACGGTCGCGGCGGAGCCGTCGGCGGGGAAGGTGATCGTGCCGCCGTTGCTCTGCGGGATCGTGATCCCGGTCTCCGGGTTGATGGTGATGTTCCCGACCTGGATCGAGCCGGTGAGGATGAACCCGGCGACGAGGCGCGCGGTGACGATCTCGGAGACCTTCGAGGGGTCGAGGACGCCCGGAGTGATCGGGCCGGGCGCGGCGGCGCCGACGACGTTCCTCGCCACGGTCCGGACGTAGTAGATCGTGTCGAGCGCGAGGGGCTCGGAGGTGACGTTGCCCTCCTCGTCGGTGACGGGCGCGGAGACGATCACGAACACGGCCGACCGGCTCGATCCCGAGAGGGTCGCGGCGCTCGGGACGAAGTCGGGCTCGGTGGAGATGTGGAAGTCGAGCGTCGTCGTAGCGGCGTACTCGTCGACGACCTCGACGACGAGGGAGTCGATCGTGCCGTGGACCTCGACGGCCGGAGAGGAGGCGGGCGGCTCCGTCGGCTCAGCGGGCCCGGGTGGGTTTACGATGCTTGACCCGTCGATGGTCGGCCGGACCCCGGGTGCGTCGAGGACGGTCGAGAGGTCGTCGGCGACGATGATCGGCACGGGCGGGTCGTAGAGCCCCTCAGGGAAGGAGGCGCGCATCCCGTACGGGATCGGAACCTGCGCGATGTCTCCGGCGTCGGTCTCCTCGCCGAGGACGTCGGCGGTCTGCGGGAAGGAGACGAGGGCGTAAGCGTCGGTGGCCGGCTGAGTCCCGACGACGATCCAGACGGGGTCGTCTTCGTCGACCTGGACGCGGAGCGGCTCGGTGAGCGTGAGGGTGCCGGGCGTGAGTTCGGAGGCGAGGTCGTAGGTCTCTCCGGCGCCTTCGACTACCTCGGCGTCGGTCGCGCCGGGCGTGACGGTGTCGACGGTGTAGCGCTCCCCGAGGATGTCGACGACGACCCCGATCCCGGTCGTCTCGGAGGTCGCGGCGTCGGTGGTGTCGTCGGCGCTGTAGTCGGTGAAGTCCGTGACGTCGGCGACCTCGACTTCGGTCGCCCCGGCGGCGGCGAGAGCGGCGGCGTTCGAGCCGCGCTCCGTGATGAGCACTTCGGTCAGGAGACCCTCAGTTGGCACGGGCGATCTACTTCCTCTTGACGGTTCGGGTGCGGAGGGTTCGGGTGCTGTTCCGGCGCGACGGCGCAGCGGAGACCCAGCGGTGGGTGCCGATCGACATGTCGCCGGAGGTCCCGAGGGGGATCGACGCCTGCTCTAGACGGACAGCCATCGAGCCCGACTCCCCGAGGACGGTGACGATGTCGTCGGCGTCGAGGTGGAAGATCGGGACGGAGGCGAACGTCGGATTGCCCTCGAACTGGTCGGAGCCGGAGAGTTCGAGGTCGGCTTTCCACTTGACCTGCGCCAGCGTCGTGTACGCGTCCTCGGCGATGACCTTCGGGAGGAGCCGGGCGACGCCCTTCCGGGCGAGCGCGGCCGGGGAGAGGATCCCGTTGGCGATCTGGCTCGTCGCCTGCGGTTGGGTCGTCGTCGTGACGGTCGAGCCGCTCGCGGTCTTCGTCGTCGTGGTCGTCTTCTTCCCCGACACCTGGACGAAGTTGTTCACGGTCGTGAAGTCGGTCGACGATGCGGCCTGCGCGGTGAGGTAGGGCAGCGTGATCTGGCTGGTCGCGGGCTTCGTCCGGAGCGTGGCGTAGCCGTCGCAGGAGTAGATCAACTGCATCCCGAGTTCGGCCGAGGCGATCTTCGAGGCGACGGCCCACGGGGAGGCTTCGTCGGCGAGCCCGACGGCGTACGCCTTGCTCAACCGTCGGGTGCCGGTGCCGAGGTTGAAGCGAAACTCGCCGGTCTTCTTCGCGAGGATGTCGCGGATCGCCGATCTCGCGTTGGTTCCCTTCGCGGCGGTGTACGCGGAGGTTCCTCGGATCGCGAGCGCGGTCTTGTCTTGGAGTTCGAGGGAGACCTCGGCGCCGTTGCGGTTCATCGTCGACGGCGGCCCGATGAAGCAGGGGACGGCGACGGTGAACGCGCCGACGAGCGTGTTGCCGACCTGGGTCGCGGGGACCTCGATGATGTGGGTGAGCCGGACGAGGCGGGAGGGCCCGACGGTGCCGTCTTCGAGCGCGGTAACCCCGGTCGTGTCGAGCATCCCGGCGGCATCGGAGACGGTGATCGACGCGGTTCGCCGGACGGCTTCCCCTGCCTGGATGTTGATCTGTCCATCGAGGAGGACGAGGGACCCGGCGGGGGTCTCGTCGAGGGTGAGGAGGTCGACGGCGATCCGGTAGTCGTGCGAGGAGAACAGCCGGGCGAGGTAGGCGGTGTTCTGCGCGGCGGTGAGACCGAGGTTCTTCACTGCGCCCACCAGTTCATCGAGACGGAGAGTCGTCGCTCGGGCTGCTGAACGGGGGTCTCAACGATCGTGATGTCGCCGAGGATGACCTCGCCGGTCCAGTTGCCGAGGGTGAGGACGTAGCGGGTTCCGGAGTCGGCGGCGGCCCACTCGCGGAGCAGCGCTTCGACGTGCTCGGGGGTCGGCACGTTCTCGTCGGGCGTGGTCCCTCCGGCGTCGATCACGGTCCCCGAGATCGCTCCCTGCGGCGCCGAACGGAGGAGACGGCGCCGGACTACCGGCGCGGCCGTACCAGCCCCGGAGAGGGTCGCCGGGAGCGGCTGGTGCACGATCGCGGTCTCGGGCTGGGTCTGCTCCTGCCCGTCTCCGCCCCAGAGGACGACCCGACGGGTCAGATCTTGGACCGCGTCGGGGTCGGCCGGGGACGGGAAGTAGGCGTCGGCCTCGGCGAGCCAGATCCCGAGGCAGCGCGGGGTCGCGGTGAACTCGGGCCCGCCGACCCCCTTCTTGCCGTTGACGATCGGGACGAGTTGCCACGTGTGCTCGACGTTCATCGTCGAGGCGGGGTCGACGACGGTCGCGGTCGGGATCCCGCCGACGGTCTCGAAGACGTCGAGCCCGGCCCAGCGGGCGACCTCCTCGCCGTCACGGACCAGGGCGAGGTAGTCGGGGACGGCGACGCGGGTCGCCGTGAGGGTGACGTCGGGGACCCAGACGCCGACGCGACCGACGAGGGTATCGACGGGGTCGACGGTCGGATCTCCGGAGAGGTAGACGGGCTTGATCCCGATCACGGAGACGGGGTCGCCGGGGGTCGCTACGCGGTCGGTGTCGTCCCAGACTTCGATCTCGATCGTCCCCTGCTGCCCGGTCCTCGTGAGCCCCTTGTTGGGGGTCCATTCGGCGTCGGTGCCGAGGGTTCGACCGGAGTCGGCGATTACGTTCCCGGAGTCGTCGAGGAGACGACCCCGCCAGGCTGTCTGGGTCGCGCCGTCAGGCGGGGTGTAGGTCCAGGTGACCGGCGGCGTGCCGTCGTCGATCGGGACGGGGGTCAGGATTCCGTCGTCGTCGGGGTCGGGGTCGCCCGGCGGCTGGGTGATCTCGATCGTGCCGACCGCGACCCGGGAGAGGACGACCCAGCCGGACCAGGGAGACCACCCGGCGGCGTTCGACTGCCGTACCCGCCAGAGCCGGGTCTCGCCCTCGGCGAGCGACGGGAACGCGGCGTAGGGGGCGTCGGTGAGGTCGAGGAGCCCGCCGGTCGTGGCGCGCTCGCCCGTGTCGTACTGCGGCGCCGCGCCGTTGCCGGTCGGGTCGATCTGGACCTGCATCTTGGTGATGTCGGCGGCGGCCTCGAACGTCAGCGTGGGGCGCGCCGTCGAGATCGCCGACCCGGCGGGGTGCAGCGCGGTCGGGGCGACCGGCGGAACGACGTAGGCGACGACGAGCGCGGGACGGCCACCGGACGCGACGGTGCCCCGGATCTTGATCGCGGTGCTGTCGGCGAGTTCGAGCCGGAATCCGTTGTTCGGCTGGGTGCCCTTCACCATCGCCTGAATGGTCGCGGTGACGGTGAGTTTGAACTGGGAGCCGTTCACGAGGGAGCCGCGCGTCTGGGTTGCGACCTGCGGCCCCAGGGCGCCGTAGTTCCCCCACGTCGGCCGCGTAGAGACGGCCGACGGCTTCGTCTGGAGGTTCATCGTCCGCGACCCGGACGCGGCGGCGGCGAGCCGGATGTCGACGTAGGCGTCGGTGATGATCGCGTTGCGCGGGATCTTCGAGAGGTCGGGCCGGAACACGGCGGCGGCCCGACCGGTCCCGGCTCCTCCTCGGAGCGGGAGCGTCGCGGGCCGCCCGTAGTAGGTCGTCGCCTTCGCGGCCTGGACGCTGTAGAGGTTCAGGACCGTGGTTTGGGTCGGCATCAGGCGGCTCCTGCTCGTACGGTCTGGGCTGCCATGAGGTCGGCGGCGTCGATACGGCCGTCGGCGAGCGCTTCGATGAACCCGATGCCGTTCTCCCAGTCGGTGATGGTCATCGCGTAGCGGGTCGAGCCGGTCGCGGAGTTCGCGGCGACAGCGGAGGCGGCTCGGGCCTGGAGGGTCCCGTCGGTGAAGGAGACCCCGGGCACGGCGGCGTCGACGTCGGCGATCATCGAGGTCGCCGCGCCCATCGCCCGTACGGCGGTCCCGGCGCCCTTGTCGATCCCGGCGGCAAGGAGTTCCATGAGCCGCTTCCCGGCTCCGCCGTTGTTCCAGCCCTTCAGCGGGCCCCACTTGATCGGGCTGCCGGGGAGCAAGCCCTTGATCTTCGAGACCCCGGCGGAAACCTTGTCGATGACGCTCTGGATCTTCGACCCGACCCCGTCGGCGAGCCCCTGAATCAGTCGGGATCCGGCGGAGAACAGGCTGATACTCGTGATGATCGAGGTCAGGCGCGACCCGAGCCCGGAGAGCGCGGCGGCGGCCTTCCCGGGGATGCCTCGGATGAAGGAGACGAGCCCGTTGAAGATCGAGACGGCGCCGGACTTGATCCGGTCCCAGTTCGAGATGATCTGCCCGACGGGGGTGAAGTTGAGGAAGATCGACTTCACCGTATTGAGGGCCTTCGAGACGAAGGACCGGATCGCACCGAAGATCGAGGAGGCGGCCGACTTGATCCGTCCCCAGTTGGAGATGATCTGGCCGATCGGGGTGAAGGTCAGGAAGATCCGCTTCAGGAAGCCGAAGACGGCGACGGCGGCCGTCTTGATGGCGTTCCAACTGCCGATCAGGATGGCTCGAAACTTGGACGAGTTCTTCCAGGCGTAAATGAAGCCAGCCACGAGAAGGGCGATCGCGACCACGACGAGCCCGATCGGATTTGCTGTGAGCGCGACGTTGAGGAGCCACTGGGCAGCCGCCCATGCCTTCGAGGCGGCGGCGGCCGTCTTCTGCGCGATGGTGCTGGCGACGGTGGCGACGGTCGAGCGGATGCGGGTGGCGGTGCCGACGTTCTCGGCTGCGGTGCTCCCGGCGATAGCAGCGGCGAGGGACCGGTTGGCGGAGGCCAAGGCGATGTTGGAGACGACCTGCGCGGCCTGGAGCGGGATCGCCCCGATCGCGGCGACGTTGGCGGCGGCCTGAGCGGTCTTGTAGGCGGCGAACGCGACGACGAGCGCGGGCAGGATCTTCGCGAGGGTGTCGATGTGGTCGGCGGCGAAGCCGATCGCGACGGCGAAGACGTTGATCGTGTCGGCTCCGCCCTGAGCGAACGCGGCCCCCAACTGGCCCCAGTCGACTCCGGCGAGGGCGGAGCCGATCCGGCCGAGGGAGTCGGAGAGTTCGCCCATCGAGCCGGTTGAGGCGCCGAGGTTGCCGAAGTCGAGCCCGGAGGTGAACCGGATCAGGGCAGGCCCGATCCGGTCGATGACCGGCCCGAGTTTCGCGCCGATGATGTCGCCGAGTTGCGCGGCTCCGGTCTCGACCGGTCCGAGGGCGGTCGCGATGTCCTTGAAGAGAGGGGCGAGGTGGGGGAAGATCCCGCCCATCAGTCCGGCGCCGACGCGGCCGAGAGCGGCCGAGACGTTCGCGAGGGCCCCGGAGAACGTGTCGCCCGAGGAGAGCGCAGCCCCGCCGAGTCCGGCTTCCATCGCGTTCTGGAACGTCTCGAAGGAGATCTTCCCCTCGGAGGCCATCTTCTTGGCTTCCTGGGCGGTGACCCCGAGTTCGGTCGCGAGGAACTGAAGGATGGGAATCCCTCGGTCACCGAGTTGGGCGATCTCCTCGCCCTGGATGACCCCTCCGGCGGCGACCTTGTTGAAGATCGCCCCCATCTCGTTCATGTCGGTGCCCGCGATCGTCGCGGTGTCGGCGACGAGTTTCAGGGTCCGTTCGAGAGCCTGCCCCGGCTTGACCCCGGAGGCGACGGCGGAGGCGGCGACCGTCGCGGCCTGGTCGAGCCCGAACGCGGTGCCCTTCACCGAAGCGAGGGCGTTCGTCATGATCTTGTCGACCGACCCGGCCTCGTGCCCGAGGCCGGTCAACTTCGCCCGCGCCTCGTCGATCCCCTTCAGTCGGGAGAACCCCTTCGCGAGGGTCGTCCCGATGAGGGCGATCGCCCCGGCCCCCGCGACGACGGCTCCACCCTTAAGCGCGGTCCCGAGGGCCGAGGACATCTTCTTGCCGACGGTCTTACCCTGCTTGTCGCCGACCTTCGCCATGTCTCCGGCGAGGGCGGCGTCGGCTGCCTTGCCGAACCCGCGCGCCGACGGGATCAGCGATACGTAGGCTTGGGCGACCTCGGCCATGTGGTTACCCCTTCGCGGTGAGTTGAGCCCAGCGGGCCTTGAACTCGTCCTTGGTCGTCCGCTGGGACGGCTTCAGGACGCGGCTGTGCTTCTTCTTCGGCGCCTCCCACGGCCGCTTGTAGGGCGTGGCTTTCTTCCCGGCGGCGGCCCCCATGACGAGGTCCCAGAGGTCGGCGACGACCCGCGCTTCGAGGGAGACGGGCTCGACGAGCCCGGCAGCGGCGGCGCCGGTCGCGCTCGACGGATCCGTAAGGAGTCGGTCGAGGAGCCGGGCGGCTTCCCCGAGGCTCATGACGGGAGTCCCGACGGCGCGGAGAGGGAGCCCGAACCGGGTACGCCAGTCGTATTCGACGGCCCCTCGGTGCGCCGCTATCGCTCCGAGGAACCTTCCGATTCCCCCTCGGACATCCACTCCCCGACGATCTTCATCATCTCGGCGGTAGAGAGGGCCCGGAGCGCGGCGAGGGTCTCGGGTTCGGCGACGAGCCGGAGCAGGGCGAACCCGATCCGGGCCTGGGCCTGCATGTCCTCGGGGTTCTCGACGGCGTCCATCGTCATCGCGGCGGGGAGTTCCTCGGCGCGGTCCCCGACGGGCGGGAGGACGTAGGTCTTGGTACCGATGTTGAACCGGTAGCCGTCGTCGGGTGAGCCGGTCTTCGGCTTCCGGTCGGCGGGGGTCTTGGCGGTGTTGGTGGTCATGGTTCCTTCCGGGTGCGGACGCGCGGATGTAAGCCGTCGGGGCGGGCGTCCGCACGGCACCCGCCCCGACGACGACTAGGGGTCAGGGGATGACGGGCTCGACGAGGCGGGTGTTGAAGACGCGGCCGGTCTTCCCGCCGAAGTCGGGGTGCGGCGTGAACGTGATCGTCACGCCCATCCCGATCAACTGACCGTTCTGGTTCGTGATCGCCTCGCGGCCGGAGAGTTCGCCGACGTAGCAGGCGAGTTCGGCCTCGTCGCCGTCGATGATCTGGAAGATCCACTTCTTCTTCCCGCCGGTCGCCGACGGGTCGACGTCGTAGGAGCCGGTGACCGTGTCGACGGTGGTGGCCCAGTAGGTCTCGATGGTCTCGGGCTTGACCTCGACCATCGTGAACGTGGCGGTGATCGAGGCTTCGGTGATGATCGTCCGGAGTACGGCCGCGTTCTGCCAGCCGACGAGGTTCTCCGACGAGGACTCGGGGGTGATCTCGAACCCGTCTTCGCTGAGGTATCCGAGACCCATGTACTCCCCTCCGGCGGTCGGGTCGAAGTCGACCCCGGTCGGGACGGGTGCGTCGAGGTCGCCGACGAAGACTTCGCCGCTCACGGCCACGGATGCGTTGCTGGCGTCGAGAGCCATGCTGATTCCTCCTTGGTGGGTGGCGAGCGGGGTCGCCGGGTCAGATGGGTGTGCGGAGGGTCGGGCGGGGTTAGGCGGCGAGTGGTTCGCCGCGCACGGTGATCTCGAAGGTCAGGTAGCGGAGCGGCTGCCCGGAGTCGTCGGCGATCGCGATCGGGCCGGAGACGTCGTCGACGCGGCAGATCGGCTTCCCGTTCGGGGCAGCCCAGAGCAGGGCGCGCACAAGCCGGGCGAGATCGTTGACGTTCTGCTCGGAGTCGGCCCACACGTTGACGCCGACTTGGGCGGCTTCGAGGAGACCTTCGATGCTGGTTCCGCCGTCGCGCCGGATCGTGACCATCCGGGGGCGGCGCGGGTTCGGGGTCGTCGTCCCTACATAGACGTCGGCGGCGTACGGCTCCCCTCGGGTCGCGAGGGCGTCGCGGAGGAGCCCGGTGAGGACGAGTTCGACGTCGGGGAAGACGACGGCCGGGGGCTGCCAGGTCATCGGCCGCCCCCGACGGCTCGGGCGAGGTTCCCAGTCCGGGCCTCGATAACCATCGCCTTGTCGTCGTTCGAGCCGACGCGGACTACGGCCCGGTCGGTCGTGTCCTGGATGATCCGGAGCGACGCGCGGTATTCGCCCGTGTCGACCGGAGCCCCGGCCTGGGCTCGGGCGAGGACGTCTCCGGCGAGGGTCGTCAGGAGCCCCCGCACACCGTTGTCGTGGAGGAGGTCGACCATCCCCGGAGAGAGGAGGCGGAACCCTTCGGTGCGTGCCATGTCAGCCCTCGACGATCTTCGCGTGGATGACTCCGCCGGGGTCCCAGCCGGTCATCGGGTGGTGGGGGAAATTTGGCCGGCCGACGACGTCGCAGATCAGGCCACGGATCTCTAGCCGGTCGCCGGGGATCACGTCGACGGTCGAATCGGTGTAGACGTCGAAGTCGCTGATGACGGCGGCTCGGTCGTCGGCGAGGGGCTCGACCGACGAAGACGGGTAGATCCCGCACAGCCCGATCGCGAGCCGGTCGGGGTTCTCCCACGAGGTCGTGACGTCTTCGTCGCTGTACGGGTCGAGCACCATGTGACCCCGGAGCCGGGCGACGGGTTCGCCGTAGGGGAACCGCATCAGATCTGGTCCGGCTCGAAGATGGGGACTCCGGCGATGTCGGCACCGCACGAGCAGCCCCAGGTCGATCCGAAGTAGATCGAGCAGGTCGGGGAGTGGATCCCCGACCCGGGGACGGTTGCGACGGTGTCGACGGAGAACGCGCCGCCGGTCGTCCCGTCGGAGCAGATGTCTTGCAACTGCTCGATCTCGGAGGGCCAGAACGCTCCGCGTCGCTGCTGCCGGGTGTCCATCTGGACGGTGAACGGCCCGGCCGTCTGCGACTGGAACGCTCCGGCCCCCGAGTCGTGCCAGCGGAGTATGGCGCCCCGGAGGACAGCCTTGGCGGCGGCCTTCTGCTCGTCGTCGAGTTCCGCCTCGGTTCCGAGGCAGGGGGCGACGAGGACGGCCATTGCCGTGACGTCCGCGATCATCGCGGCGAGCATGTCGGCCGGGATCTCCGCGAACGGGGCGATGTCCTCCGGGGTGATGAGCGCCATGAGTTGGGCCCCTTACTCCTCGGGCTCCGCCGGGGCCTGCTGCGGCTCCGGCTCGGTCTTCTTCCGGGGCGACGCCTTCTTGCGCGGCGTCGTCTTCTTCGGCTGCTCGGCGTCGAGCGGCTCCCACTTGGCGGAGAGCCGCATGGCGGTCGACTCGTCGACGTCGACCACCACGCCACTCACGGTGTTGCGGAACTTCGCCATGACCTAGGCGACGGCGTTCTCGACGACCGCGAACGCGCTGAGGTCGAAGATCGCGACGTACAGGACGGCCTCGGCGCGGTAGGCGATCTGGTTGTTGCGCTGGAGGTCGCCCCCGCCGTCCGGGTCGCCGTACTCGATCGTGGTGACCGGGATCCGACGCTGGAAGCCCCACTTCATCTGCGACCAGTCGCCCATCAGCGCGCGGGTGAGGGTGTCGGCGGCCTCGGGGCGGCCCGAGACGGCCGTCGAGGTCGCGAGGGTCAGCCCGTTCCACGAGGAGGCGTTGAAGCCGAACCCCATGTCAGGGTTGATCCGCTGCCCCTCCAGGACGCCTGCCGTGTGGCGCTGGGTCGCGGTCTGGAACGCGTAGGACGGCTCCATAGCGACCCCGGTGGGGATGTAGGTCCCCTCGCCCGCGATGAGGGCGACGGCGGCCTCAAGTTCGGCGTCGGGGTCTCCGGCGGACTCGACCCGCTTCGTGGTCTGGTCGAGGAAGCGGGTGATCGACGCGGCCTGGGTGCCGTCGATCGGGTTGATCCCGTGGATGCCGATCAGGTCGACGGCTCGGGCGATCGACTCGCCGAGAGCCGACGTGAGCGCGTCGACGATCCCCAGGCGGTGGTCCTCGTCGAGCCACTTCACCTCGTCGGTGAACCGGACCGTGGTCTGGACCTTGACCGGGGAGGCCATCACGCTCTCCCACTCGCCGGTGTCGGAGGTCTTGTTCGCGCCCTCCGCGACGATCTGGGCGCGCGGCTTCCGAGTCATCCGGACGGCCTGCACGTTGCCGAACAGCGTCGGCTGCTCGGGGGAGAGGGAGGCGAGGACGGAGTCGGACTGGACGCGCTCCGTGATCGGCCCCAACTGGGTGGCCGGGATGACGAACGCGTCGCCGAGTCCCGTGCTGTCGAGGGTAGGCATTTGCTGCTCCTAGGAAGAGTCAGCCCTGGCCGGTGAGGAAGTCGGCGAAAGCCTTCTTGTCGTCGGCCTTGGGCGGGTTGGTCTGGCGGCCCTCGCGAGGTACGTGGTTGCCGCCGGGCTTCTTCTCGCCCAGCCAGTCCTTGAGCGTCTTCACCTGCGCCTTGATCTCCTCCTCGGTCGAGGCGGTGATCAGCGAGACGGGCACGTCGGCTTCGGCGGCGGCCTCCGCGCGGAGGGCCGCTGCCTTCGAGTTCGCGAGTTCGGCCTCTAGCGCGGCGATCCGTTCGGACGCCTTGGTGGCGTCCGACTTCTGCGACTCGGCGACTTCGTCGAACTGGGCGGCCTTGGCCTTCAAGTCCTCGTAGTCGGCGGGGGTCGCGGATCGCTTGGCGCGTTCGAGCCGTTCGGCGAGTTGCTCGCTGGTCAGCGTGATCGTCTTCGACTCGTCAGCGGCCGACGTGTCTCCGCTGCCCGAGGGCACGCCCTCGGTCTTACCGTCGTTGGTCGAGTCGTTCGGTGCGTCAGGCATGGGTGCTCCTTGGCTGGGTGCCGCCCGTTGACCGCCGGGCGTAGGCGTGAGATCTGGGTCCCCGGGTCGTCAGGGGATGTCGTGGGTCGCGATCCACTCGCGGACGGCCGAGGTGTCAGCGGCCGTTCCTCGCGGCGAGACCCGGTAGGGCTTCACGGGGATCTCGCGGCCGTCCCACGCGACGGTCGCGACGCAGAGGCAGTCGCCGTGGGCGGCGAAGTCGGCGGATTCGCGGGTGTAGACGGCGCCGCGTCCGGCGATCATTCGGCAGAAGTCGCAGCCTCCGGTCCGGGCTACGCGCTGCCAGCCGGTAGCGGCCCGGTCGCCGGTCGCTGCCCCCATCACGGTCCGGTTCGCGGCCTGCATGATCCGCTTCGTGAGCCCTCCGGCGACGAGCCCTCGGAGACCCTCTGACGTGACGGCTTCCTTCAGGGCCCATCCGGCGAGCGCGGCTCCGCCGTCGGGGATCACGATCCCGGGGGCTCGGTAGTCGCCGGAGATGTCGAGCCGGAGCCGTTCGAGGTCGTAGAGGTCGGCGGCAAGCGCGATCGCGGCGTCTTGATAGGAGCCGGCCAGCGACGGGAGGACGTCCATGAGGGCTTCGCGGAGGGTCGCGGCGGCCCCGGCGTCCCCGGCATAGGCGGCGGCCTCGTAGACAGCGATCTGGGCCCAGAACGCGGCGAGGTCGCGGGCCGCGAGAGCAACCAGCGACGACGAGCCGCTACGCAGGTCCGTCGCCAGCGTCATCGGTCGTCGGGATCGTCTCGGGCTGGACCGGCGGCTGAGCCTGAGCGGCAGCAGAGGCGAGGGCGTCGATCACCGACGAGCCGCGAGCCCGAGCACGTTCCGCCAGAGCCCGACTCCGCTGCTGCGGGGTCAGGCCGAGGAGTTCGAGACCGACGTCGGTCTCGGCGAGCCACGGCATCGCGGAGAGTTGCTTCATCCCGGCGTCGGCCTGCGCCGCCCGAGACTGGAAACGCGGGTTACGCCACTGCGGCTCCACCCCGGAGAACCGGTCGACCGGCTCGCCGTTCGCCATAGCGAGAGCCCGAGCCATAGCCCGTTGAAGCCCCGGCGTGAAGTCGTCGACGGTCCCCTCGGCCTCCGCGATCAACTCGTACTGCGACGCGTCGTAGGAGTCCGCCGACGTCGGGTTGGCGAAGTCGGTGATCGCCACCGCGTTGTCCGGCAGCGAGGTTTCGCGGGCGAACATCTTCGAGATCGTGTTCAGCCACTCGCGGTGCGGCGTCGGAGA